AATCATATGAATTCAGAACAGATGATAGTGATTTAAAAGTAGATAGTGCAGGTGGAGGTGGAGCCGGTGGAATGGTTTATGGTGATATGGTACTTGAATTTAAACAATCATTTGATATTCAAGTAGGAGCCGGTGGAGTACAAGGCATATACGGAATTACCCAACCAGCTGAAAGTGGTTCTAATTCATCTATAATAGGAAGTGGTTCGTTAAACATTACTGCTAATGGTGGAGGATTTGGAAAGAGTGGTAATACTGGTACAGAGGAAGATGGTGGAGACGGTGGTTCTGGTGGAGGTTCTGCAAGAGAAAATGGAACAAACGGAACACCTGGTACAGCTACAAGTGGTTCATTTACAGGTGGTTCAATTATTTCAATTAATAACTTTGAAGCATATGGATTCAATGGTAGTGCACCTGCTAATTGTACTGGTCAACAACAAAGAAGCGCTAATGCAGGTGGTGGTGGAGCTGGAGGAGCTGGTTCTAGCACAGTTTGTAACGCTGTATCTGGAATAGGTAGAACATGGCCTGTAAATAGTTTAAACTACGCAATAGGTGGTGGTAATAATACTGGTGTTAGTGATGGTTTTGGATTTGGTGGTAATCCTGGTTCATACTTAGATAACAATGTTCCGGTACCGCCTGTTTTATCAATTACTCCAGCATTAGATGGTTCAGATGGTACTGTTATAATAGCATATGATTCTGCTGCAGATGGTGGACCTAAAGCAACTGGTGGAACAATTACACAAGTTGGTGGTACAACATATCATACTTTTGTGGAAGGACTTGGAGTTCAACAGTTCTTTGTATATAAATCAATATAAAACAATTTTTGGAAATATCCTAATAAAATTGTTATAACTTTAATAATTAAACTTAATTAATATGAATTCAAACACTGTCTTAAACAAGATTATGACTTTACTATCTTCGGAAACGAAAAAGGAAGTTAACTTTGTTATCGCAAAATTAGTGGATGGAACAGAAGTTGAGTCTAAAACATTCGATGTTGGAGAAGCTGTTGAGGTAATTGCCGAAGATGGAAGTAAATCACCAGCACCAAATGGAGAACATGAATTATTCTTAAAGGATGAAGAAGGAAACGAAGTTCGTATCCGTATCATTACTAAAGATGGAATCATTGAAACCAGAGAGAATGTTGAAGAAGCAACTGAAGAACCAAAAGCTGAGGATGAGATGGGTTCTACTAAATTGGAAGAAGAAATTTCTGAAGATGAGGAGAAAGAAGAGGAAGTAGTTATCAATTTAGAAGAGGTTGTAAAGACCGTTGAAGAAATGAGCTACCGAATTGAGGAACTTGAAAAGAAGCTAGCTGACATGCAAGTTGACGAAGTAGAAGAAGAAGAAATTCTTGAGGAAGAAGAACTTCCTAAATTGGATGGAGCCCCAGTAATGGCTTCGAAAGTAACAAAGAAAACTGCTGGTAGAAAACCAAACAGACAATCAGCTTTTTTATCAAAACTCTATAACTAATATTAAAATTCTGTAAAAATGAGAAAAAATCAAAATTTCGCTCTTCCAACAGTAACTTCAACATACGCCGGGGAATTCGCTGGTAAGTATATTGCGGCTGCTTTATTGAGTGCTAAAACTTTGGAAAACGATTTAATTACCGTTGTTCCTAACGTAAAATACAAAGAGGTAATCCAAAAATTGGATGTATCTGGTATTGTACACGATGCTAGTTGTGATTTCACAACTTCAGGCTCAGTTGCTCTTTCTGAAAGAGTATTGACACCAAAAGAACTTCAAGTAAACTTGGAATTATGTAAGCAAAACTTCTTGGATTCTTGGGAAGCTTTACAATTAGGCTACTCTGCATTCGATGAGATTCCTGCTAACTTTAACGATTACCTTATCTCTTATGTAGGTGGTAAAGTTGCTGAAGCAACTGAAACTTCTATATGGCAAGGTTCTGCTGCAGTTAATGGTGAATTCAGAGGATTCTTACCAGCTCTTAGTGGTTCTGCTGCTGCAGGTGGTGCAGGTGCTGTTGTTCAATCAGCTGTATCTGGAGCAATCGATTCAACTAACGTAATCGCTGCTTTAAATGGTATCTACGAAGCAATTCCTGATACTGTATTCGGTAAAGAAGATTTATTAATCTATGTTGGAACTAACGTTGCTAAGGCATACCAAAAAGTATTAGGTACTGACTACGCTAACGGATACAACAACCAAGTTACTGTTGGTGAAAAACCAATGAACTTTAATGGTATCGATTTGGCAATGTGTCCAGGTATGACTGCATCTTATATGGTTGCGGCTGAGAAATCTAACTTATTCTTCGGAACAGGTTTGATGTCAGACTACAACGAAGTTAAGGTTTTAGACATGGCTGACCTCGATGGTTCACAAAACTATCGTGTGATTATGAGATATACTGGAGATACTGAATTTGGTATTGGACAGGACATCGCAATCCACATCCCTGCATAAGTAGAGATGAATTATATAGGAATTGGGGGGAGTTGATTCTCCCCTTATTTTCCATATGTTTAAACAATTATTATTAACAACAAATACAACTTAAAATTATGGCATGTGATTTAACAGCTGGTAGACAGGAAGTATGTAAAGAATCCGTAGGGGGCTTACAAGCCGTTTACTTTATCAATTTCGTTAGTGGGTCAACATTCACTAGACCGGATGATGGTGAGGTAACAGGAGACTTTTCAACACTTACTGCTTACAAGTACGAACTAAAAGGCACATCAGCATATACTGAGACTGTTAATAGTAGTAGAGAAAACGGGACTACCTTCTTCTCTCAAGAGTTAACTCTTAACTTAAAGAAATTAACTAATGAGATGACAACTGAGCTAAAAACTTTAGCTTATGGTAGACCTCAAATTGTAGTTCATACAAACGCAGGAGATGCTTTGTTAGTGGGACAAGATAGAGGAGCAGATTTGACTTCAGGAACAATTCAAACTGGTGGTGGACTTGGTGACCTTTATGGTTACTCGGTTTCTATGACTGGTGAAGAACAACTTCCTGCAGGTTTTATATCTGGTTCAACTGTTGATAGCCCATTTGCAGGAGTAACTGCACCTACAATTGTAACTTCATAAATTACTATTATAACTGTCATCGTATATTAACGATGGAAGAATTAAAGGGGGTGATTATTTCACTCCCTTTTTTTATGTCCGATAACTACATTTATCTATTTGATTGTTAAAATATAGATAATGAACACTTATAGACAACATGAACTCATACTATTTATCAGGAAGTAATACTAATACGTTCAGAATTGAACAAACAACGGAACCTACGTTCACATTGTATTACCAAAACATGCAAACTTTAGTTAATACAACACAATCTTTATCAGCTGAATACACTTCATCAGAATCAATTATTAAATTTGATGCTAATATTAGTGGAGCTATTGATGGTGGTGAATATAGAGCTTATATGAAAGATGGTGGTAGTAACGATGTTTGGTATGGTACTTACAAAGTGTTTGCATCATCATCATTGGATACAACACAATACAAATCACATTTAGATGATGATTTCAAATCCAATGTAACTACAAACGAATACATACTATTTTAAGATATGAAGAAACAAACAAACTTCTCAGTATTAAATTTATCTCAGCAAGATATTCCAATCATTACTGAAGATACAAAAACAAGATACAGTTGGGTACCAATTGGTATAATGGACCAAGATGACTTTTTTCCAATTGTAACGGATGCATTTAATACCTCAACAACTAACTCAGCTTGTATTGAAGGTATAGCCGATTTAATCTTCGGTAAAGGGATGTACTCTAAGAATGAATTATTTGATGCTGCTTTAGCTAAGATGATTGACCAAGAAGATGTTAAGAAAATATCTTTTGATTTAAAACTATATGGTAACTTTGCTGCACAAGTGTGGTGGAATGATGACCATACTAAGGTTAAGAAAATCTATCACATACCAGTACAAAACATAAGAGCTGAAAAGTTATATGATAAACCAAAAGTAGAAACATATTACTACTGTACGGATTGGACTGATATTAGACAACAAAAAAATAAGAAGATAATTCCAGCATTTGGTACATCTAATGATTCAATGGAATTGTACTATGGTAAGAACTATTCACCAGGTACATACTACTATGGTATGCCCGATTGGATTTCTGCACTTCAGTTCTCATTTGTAGAAGCTGAATTAAGTAATCTACATATCAACAACATAGAAAATGGCTTCCTTCCTTTGGTAATGGTTAACCTGAACAACGGAGTTCCTGCACCTGAAGAAAGACAAGCGATTGAAACAAACATTGTTAACAAGTTTACTGGTACTCGTAATGCGGGTCGTTTTATGTTATCATTTAACGATGATGCAGCTAACAAACCAACAATTGAAGCAATTCAAACGGAAAACTTACATGAGAAACAACAATACGTTGCTGAGTACGCTCAGGACCGAATCTTAGTGGCAAATAGAGTAACATCTCCACTACTCTTTGGTATTCGTACCGCTAACAATGGTTTCTCCTCTCAGAGTGAGGAAATGAAAACAGCGTTTAGTATCATGCAAACAATGACAATACATCCATTCCAAAATACTATTATATCATCATTTGCTGATATCTTTAGAAAAGGTGGATGGGGTAATGAAACCGAATTATACATTGACCAATTAACTCCATTGGCAATACTATCAACAACTGCTGAAGAGACTGGTGAAACAATCGAAGAGGTAGAAGAAACTGTGAATGAGCAGATGGAGAATACTGAACAAATGGAAAACGAATTAGAATTTAATAACGAATAACGATGGCAGCATACGCACTATTTATAACCCGAAATGACATCATAAAGCAAACTCCGCTTCAAGGAGCTATTGATGCAGATAAACTATTACCATTTATCAGAACTAGCCAAGACAAATATTTACTTAATCTTTTAGGTACAGTATTGTTTAATAAGTTACAAGCTGATATTGAAGCAAGTACTCCATTTACTGGGTATTACGAAACTTTAGTAGATGAATACATTAAACCAACATTAGTATGGTACGCATGCGTTGAATACATCCCTTTTAGTGGTATATCTTTTAAAAGTGAAGGTGCATTCAAACATCAATCAGATACATCCATCTCACCGGGTAAAAATGAGATTGATTATTTATTGGCAAAAGCTTTGAATAACGCTGATTATTACGCAACAAGATTACAAGATTATTTAATTGCTAATTCATCTAATATTCCTGAGTTCTTGGAATCAGTTGGTAATGCAACTCAAATATGGCCTGACCAAAGTAACCAATACTTCGGTGGATTAGAACTATAAAAAAACGATATGAGTAACGGAACTAATTATACATTATATTACAATGTTCTAAATTATCTAAAATCGATAATGAAGAATCACCCATCAATAAGGTATGTGACTCAAGGTGATGTATTTTCAATTGATACATTCCCATTCCCTCAATATCCTTTAGGAAATGTAATCATTACTAATGCCACATTCGATGGTAAATCTACGGATTATGGTGTACAAATTGTAGTAGCTGATAAGATAAAATTAAAAGATAATGAATCATCAGGTTCTAACAACCAACAAACCATATATTTTGAAGGTGTAGATGATACTGTTGATATTCATGCTAACACACTTTCAATCGTTAACGATTTACTTTCATATACTGATAGAAAAGAAGAAGGGTTTGAGATACAAGGTACAACAGCATGTACAGCCTTTAAGCAAGAGTATGATAATGGTTTAGCTGGATGGTCAGCTGATTTCACTCTAAGAGTACATAACGATAGAAACATTTGTTTATTTGATTTAGGTAAATCTACAACACAAGAGTGTATTCGTTATGAATTTGCTGTTCTTGGAGGAGACCCAGTAATTATTGAATATAGAGATTGTAACGGAGATGTACAATATCAATATAATACTGATACAGTTTGTGGACTTGAAGTTATCTCTTTAAGTGATAATACAGTAATAGGTTCATCAGCACCTTGTGAATAATGAAAACATTAAACGATGTAGCTAAGGC